TTTTGCTGAAAAACATCTTAATAATTTTAAATTCTCTACTCCAGAAGAGTATGTCTTTGACAACTATGAGTTCGACCAAATTTTTGTCTGCTTGTCACCAGGTTATATCCCACCACTTCATTGGCATATGATTGGAACATTCATGACAATATTTGAGGAGATGACAGGAAAGGAGGTAGATTTAGGGCAATTTAGAAAAAAATACGAGATGGAAAAGTATTATCAACAAGTGACTGACTACATTCGTAGTGGGAAAATGTAAATCCTAAATAGAAAATATGAATCTACATTAATAGAGACAATGAGTGTTGTGACTGAGAATACAGTAGACTGGTCTGCTGACAAAATGGTAGAGGTTTCTTTAGGGGAACCAGACGATTTTTTAAAGGTAAGAGAAACATTAACTAGAATTGGTGTTGCCTCTCGTAAAGAGAAAAAGTTGTATCAATCTTGCCACATTCTTCATAAGCAAGGAAGATACTTCATCGTTCACTTCAAAGAACTATTCGCTCTTGATGGCAAGAGAGCAAATTTAACCGTGAATGATGTTCAGCGTAGAAATCGCATTGCCCAATTGCTTGCTGATTGGGGATTGATCAAGATTTTTGACGCAAATACTATTCAAGACATTGCACCCTTAAACCAAATCAAGGTATTAAGTTATAAAGATAAGGGTGATTGGATCTTAGAAACCAAGTATAATATCGGTAGAAAAAAGACTGAGGAAGAGTGACAACATTAGTTAATCATTTGACTGCGTTTTGGACAGTCGTGGTGATGAATTGTATTCAACCAGTTAACTGGGAGTATTGCTACAGGGTAGATCAGTGGCTCTTGCCAGAATTGCAGGAAGGGTATAGAATATGGTCAGGAAAAACGCAACCTTATCAAAGTGAGAAGGATTTTTTAAATTCATTATGAAACTAACCCAAGAAGTTATTGATCAAATCCAAGAGGCAATGAACCATACTAAAAAGAATGGTGACATTAACTGGCAAGATGGCGATGAGATCGATGTTTGTTTAGCAGGTACATTTGCTGCGGATAAATTTATCGTCATCCACAATAGGACAAGGAGTAGCACTTCTAAACATAATATTGTTAAATGAAAAAATTTATTTTTGATGTCGATGGTACATTGACTCCAGCAAGACAAAATATCAGAGATGAATTTTTGCCTTTCTTTTATGATTTTGTTCTCCATAACGAAGTTTACCTTGTCACTGGTAGTGACAGGGATAAAACTATAAAACAAATTTCACCTGGTATATACAATAACTGTAAGAGAGTTTATAACTGCTCTGGTAGTGATGTATATGAGGGTGATCTTTCTGTTTATAGAGATGAATGGGAGTTGCCTATTGATGTAGAACAACAACTTAAATTGGAATTATGTAATAGTGCCTTCCCTATTCGTAATGGTAATCATATTGAGAGAAGACCTGGCGGAGTTAATTTTACAATCATGGGTAGAGGTGACAATACAGTTTCTTTATTAGAAAGACAGGCATATGTTGATTTTGATAAAAAAACTAATGAGAGAAAAAATATGGCAGAGAGACTTAGGAATATGTTTCCTAATCTTGAGGTGCAAATAGGTGGACAAACTGGACTTGACCTAGGTCCTATTGGTAATAATAAGAGTCAAATAATGAGAGATTTTAAAGATCAAAGTGATATTATTTTCTTTGGTGATATGATGGAAGAGGGTGAGATTGATTATGACATCGCTGTTGCTGTAGAGAAACAGGGCGGTAAAGCGTACTCTGTTACTGATTGGGAGGATACCCGTCAGAAATTGATCGGATTGCAACACTGACATAAATGTCAGGTTGTGGTTAAATAGTAATGTCGCCTTAGGGGACACAAACTAAACTCGCTCAATGGAGGAGCATCATGGCTAACATTCAAAGATTTCATGCTGCCGATTTACCAGACTTAATGGATCGGATTACTAAGAATAGCATCGGACTCGACACTTATTTTGATCGTTTCTTTGATCAACAAACTTCTAACTATCCACCTTACAATCTTATCAATGTAAGTAATGTGGTATCTAGACTAGAAATTGCACTAGCAGGATTTAAAAGAGATGAAGTTAAAGTTTACACAGAGTATGGTAAACTAGTTGTAGAAGGAAAAAAAGAAGAGAAAGAAGATACAAACTATGCACATAGAGGACTAGCACAAAGATCATTCTCAAGAGCATGGACTATTGCTGATGACACCATTGTCAAGGAAGTTAACTTTGAAGATGGATTGCTATCAGTCACGCTAGGAAAGGTAGTACCAGAGCATCACGCTCGAAAAGATTGGATCTAAAGTCAGGAGGGTTGCGACCCTCCTTTTTTTATGGTATAATTATTTTGTTGATCTGACGAGGTTGACAAGGGAGTGACTGAATAACCCTGTTGGAATTAGGCGGGGTAATGTAAACGGTCAGGGGTGGTGCCCGCATCTTCGGATGAACTTCTTACCAGAAGGACTGTTGTTGTTATGTACTAATTTTCGCACTAGCGATTCCCATAACTTGAGGGTAAAATGTATTCCCTCCTCCCACCCTAAATATTTTTTTTAAATAAGCATGTCTGTTAAAATTGCTGTTTTGAATAGTGGTACGCAAATCCTAGCGGATATCAAAGAAGTTACTGATGGAGATATTAGATCATATCTTTTAATTAAACCATTTGAAATTATCTACACAACAGATATTAAATTCCAAGAGGAAAAAAATTCTGCAGGTGGTGAAATTAAAAAGGTTGGTCTTAGAACTTGGATGGAAATTTCAGAGGACGATACATATATCATGAATCCTTCTACAGTCTCTGTTGTATGTGAACCTGTAGGTGAACTCAGAGAAATGTATGAAAACCTAACCCATGGGAGGCGAGAGTAATGCCAGTTAAAGTTCTTGTAATGAAAGGTGACTCTAAAGTTTTGATCACTAAGATTAGAGAGGTTGCTGCAGATATTGGCGAACCAGATTGTGAGTTGACTGATCCAGTTGAGTTTACTGTAGGCAAAGAAGATTGGAAAGATAGATTGCAAAGATGGCCAGGTAAGGGAGTAACAACACAAAACAAGTGTAAAATCTCATCAGATGCTATACTAACTATTGTTGATCCAGAATCAGAACTACTGTCGGAGTATTTGAAGGTTATTGAATGAAGTTCTATACAAATGTGGTAATGATCGGGGATCACTTCCTCGTTCGTGGTTATGACAAAGGAGAGTATTTCCAGTTCCGTGAGAAATACTCTCCTACTTTATTTGTACCCGCAAAAAAGAGAACAAAGTATCAAACCCTAGAGGGTGATTATGTTGAGAAGATCAAACCTGGCACTGTCAGGGAGACAAGAGACTTCATCAAAAAATATGAGTTCGTAGAAGACTTTCCCATCTATGGTCAGGATAGATTTATCTATCAGTATATTGCTGATAGTTATCCTGAGAGTGAGATTAAGTTTGACATATCAAAAATTCGTTTATATACAATCGATATTGAAACCAAATCAGAAAATGGATTCCCCGATGTAGAATCTGCTGATCAGGAGATGTTGCTCATCTCTATGCAAGATTACAATACAAAAGATATTATCACATGGGGTATTGGTTCATTCAAAGTTAAGAAGGATAATGTTGTCTATCGCCAATTCAACAATGAGCATGATATGCTCAGTGATTTTATTCAATGGTGGATGGACAATACTCCAGACATTGTGACTGGTTGGAACATTCAACTGTTTGATATTCCATATCTTACTAAAAGAATGGATAGAATTCTTGGTGAGAAACTAACTCGCAGGATGTCACCATGGGGTTTGGTATCTCCTCGTGAAATTTATATCAAAGGTCGTAAACATCAAACTTATGATATTGGTGGTATCACACAATTAGATTATCTCGATCTCTATAAGAAATTTACTTATACAAATCGAGAGTCATACCGATTGGATTATATCGCACATGTAGAACTGGGACAGAAGAAGTTGGATTGGTCTGAACATGATACCTTCAAAGCATTTTACACTAATGATTGGCAAAAGTTCGTAGAATATAATATAATTGATGTGGAACTTGTTGACCGTCTTGAGGACAAGATGGGACTTATCCAGTTGGCATTAACCATGGCATATGATGCCAAGGTCAATTACTCTGATGTGTTCTATCAAGTCCGCATGTGGGACAACATAATTTATAACTACCTAAAGAAGAGAAACATTGTTATTCCTCCGAAGGTAAAATCCGACAAAGACGAAAAGTATGCAGGTGCTTATGTTAAAGAACCGATTGCGGGACTCTATGATTGGGTTGTTAGTTTTGACCTCAACAGTCTGTATCCTCATCTTATTATGCAGTACAATATCTCCCCCGAAACACTCAGGGAGAGCAGACATCCCAGTGCGAGCGTTGAAAGGATTCTAAAGCAAGAGATT